ATACAAAAGGAAAGATGGTTGGATACAAAGAGCATAAACAATACGGTGACATCTCATTCTATGAGAATACACCAACTGATCTATCTAGTTTCTACTTAGTATTATCAGATGATTTGTAAATAAGAAATAGGCTTACTGCCGGGTTCAAGTCCCGGCTTTACTATTGGCATTGGCCCTTACGAGGATACCCTTTGCCGTCTAGACGGTGGGATAGACCACAATAAAATTAAATAACTCTGAACGTTCAGAGAGTCGAAAATAACTCTCTTTAAAAAAATGGCTTTTCAATCTACTGTAAATCCTGCTCAGCTTACTCAGCTGGGTCAGGCTAATCTAGCTGGCGACAAACGCGCACTTTATCTTAAACTGTTTAGTGGCGAGATGTTCAAAGGCTTCCAGAATAACACAATCGCTCGTGACTTGATCATGAAGCGTACACTTAAGAACGGCAAATCATTGCAGTTCATCTTCACAGGCCGTACCAAGTCGGAATTTCATACGCCTGGAAATAGCATTTTGGGTGATACCAATGGTGCACCTCCAGTGGCTGAGAAGACGATCACGGTTGATGACCTGTTGATCAGCTCAGCTTTCGTCTATGAATTGGACGAGGTACTTTCTCATTACGACTTGAGATCTGAGATTTCTCGTAAAATCGGGTATGCTTTGGCAGAAAAGTATGACCGTCTTGCATTCCGTGCTGTTGCACGTGGTGCACGTCAGGCATCACCTATCACTGCAACTGGTTATGTTGAGCCGGGCGGTACACAGATCCGTGTTGGTGCAACTACCAATGACTCTGATGCATATGTTGCTGCTAACCTGGTATCTGCATTCTATGATGCAGCTGCTGCTCTTGACGAGAAGGGTGTCAGTAGCGATTCTCGTGTCGCCGTATTGAACCCACGTCAGTACTATGAATTGATCCAAGCGGTTGGTTCTAATGGTCTTGTGAACCGTGACGAGCAGGGCTCTGCGCTGCAAAACGGTAACGGCATCATTGAGATTGCTGGTATCAAAATCTTTAAATCCATGAACATTCCGTTCCTTGGTAAGTATGGTACTGCTTACGGTGGAACCACAGGTGTAACCGCACCTGGTAACACTGGTTCTTTCGTTGGAGAAGCTCTTGAAGATGCTTCTGATGCTCAGACTGGTATCAACAATGATTATGGTACTGCAACACAATTCGGTTCTAAATCATGCGGTTTGATCTTCCAGAAGGAAGCAGCCGGTATGGTCGAAGCAATTGGTCCACAGGTTCAAGTAACCAGTGGAGATGTAAGTGTGGTCTACCAAGGTGACGTAATGCTCGGACGCTTGGCCTGTGGGGCGGATTATCTGAACCCTGCTGCTAGCGTTGAACTATATGTCGGTGCTTCTGCTCCTTCAGCATTCTAATTTTTATATACATGGGAGTCCTTTAGGGGGCTCCTTTTTTTTAATTCTTTATTGAGAATAATACTCATTATGGCCTTCCCTACTACTGGCTCCAACACTGAGCTACAAGCTGTTAATCAGATCCTGGCGTCAGTTGGTCAGGCTCCTGTTACAACACTAACGACCGATGAAACTTTTGTATTAAATGAAGTTTCTAAATTTACTGGTTCTATTTCCGGTACTACTCTAACTACTACAACAGCTGACATTCCAGTTGGTACCTATATTGGTGGTCCCACTGTAACTGTTGGTACATCTATTGCCGTCGCAGGTGTAGAGGTATCCCCAGCTACAGACCCTGTTACATATAACTATACTATCAATATTTCCCAGACTGTTAGTAGTCAAACTTTGACTCAATCAATTGTTAAAAGTAGAGTTGAATCACAAACCAACCCGGACGTTGCGATTGCACTCAACACCCTAAGAGAAGTGTCACGCGAAATACAATCAGAAGGATGGTCTTTTAATAAAGAATATGATTATCCTATTACACCAGATTCAAATAATGAAGTAGTTATTGCTAACAATATACTTCAGATGGATTTGAATTCTACCTATACACAAAACATGGATAGAGATAGTGTTAATCGTGAAGGCAAACTTTATGATAAAACTTCTCATTCATTTATTTGGACAGACGAAAAACTATACGTTGATATTATTTGGTACTTTGATTGGACTAGTATTCCTACTACGATTCAATCATTTATTGTTGCTAAAGCTGCAACCATTGTATCTAGTAGAATCATTGGTGACTCTAATCAGTTCCAGATGCTACAACAAAAAGAAGCTCTTGCACGTTCTACAGCTTTAGAATATGAGTGCAACCAAGGAGACTATACCTTCTTTGGTACTCCTAAAGGTAAGAACTTCTATCAAAGCTACCAACCGTTCCATACTTTGATTCGCTAATGCCAGCAGTAACACAACTAATACCAAATTTTCTTGGTGGTGTCTCCCGTCAAAATGATGACAAAAAATTATTAGGACAAGTAACTGAATGCATTAACGGTTACCCTGATCCTACCTTTGGTCTATTGAAGAGACCAGGTATGCAACATACAAACGTATTGAAGAAAGCTAACGGTACTGCATTTACCAAGGCTGAACTAGATGGTGCTATTTGGTTCTTTATTGAACGAGATGCAACTGACTCTTATGTTGGAGCTATTAAAGGTTCTAACATTTATGTATGGACTACAACTGATGGTACCTTCTGTACTGTAACTAACAACTCAGCTTCGTACCTAACTGGTACAACCCAGAAAAATTATCACTTCCGTAGTGTACAGGATGTTACAGTTATTACAAACAAAACAGTTACAACTGCTATGCAAGCAGCTGGTACGTTTGTTTCAAATTCTATAGCCACGTTAAATCTAAAAGCAATTGTTGCTACTTATGACTATTCAGTAACTATTGAAGATATAAAATTTTCAGTTACTCCTCAAGGTTCTACAACATATGATGACATGTTGTTGTATGATTCTAGTAGTATTAACAATTCACATCATCTTGTTGATGCAATTAAAACAGGTATTGAAGCACAACAATCTGCAAGTAATGCAGACTTTGCAGGGTCTTGGTACCTAGAAGGCTACACTACTAGTCTTGTTATTAGACGTACTAATGGTAGCAATCAAGTTGTAACTAATTATAGTACACCATCTGGAACACCAGTAGGATTTAATATTAATGCTAAAGGTGGTATTACTAACTCATCACTAGAAGCATTTCAAGATTCAGTTACAGACATATCTAAACTTCCTGTTGAATCATTTCATCATCGCAATGTACAAATTCTAAATAGTGCATCTGCTGAGGATGACTACTATGTTAAATTTATAGCTGATGATGGTGTAAGAGGTAGGGGTTATTGGCAAGAGACTATAGCACGTAATGCCTCACCAGGTCTTAATACAGCTACCATGCCACACCAGCTAGCAAATACTGGTCCTACTGCATTTACATTTGGTCCTCTTACTTATACACCTAGACAGACTGGTGATGATGTAACAAGTCCTATCCCATCTTTCATTGGTTTTCCTATCCAATCTACTTTCTTTTATAGCAATAGATTTGGTATGTTGTCTGAAGATAACGTATTCTTTGGTACAGCAAATGATTCATTTAATTTCTTTGTTAAGTCTGCTACAGCACAGGTTTCGTCAGACCCTATTGATTTAAACGTTGCTAGTGTCCGTCCTGTTAAACTGTCTGAAGTGTTACCTTCTCCACAAGGTTTACTACTATTTAGTGCACGACAGCAGTTTCAAGTATATGCTTCAAATTCTAATATTTTAACACCTACTACATCAGTTATTAAAGATCTTTCAAATTATGAAATGAACTCTGATATAGCACCTGTTGATGTAGGTACTACAGCAGCCTTTATTACTAAGGTACCTGGGTATAGTAAATTGTTTACTATGCAATTACGTGATGTGGATCAAGGTCCACTTGTAGTAGATATTAGTAAGGTTGTACTTGAGTGGATTCCAGAAGGTATTAATAGCTTAACAGTTAGTCCTCAAAACTCTGTTATTATGCTAGTAGATAATTCTACATCTTACCTATATCTTTTTAGATATTTTAATGATGGAGAAAAGGATCTATTTCAAGCATGGACAAAGTGGCAGTTACCTGGTATCATTCAAACAGCAGACATTATTAATGACTCTGTTTTTGTTATATCACAACAAGAAAATGAGTACACACTGGGTAAGATCATTTTAGATGAGATACCTTCAGGAGACTCTGTAGCAGGCGCTACTACCATTACTGGTAATACATGCCTAGACATGGCTACAAGGCCCGTCAAGCCTACCTCAAGTGTCAATGCGGTGGTGTATGACTCAACGAATGAAGTAACTAAAATCTATGTACCTTATACACCATTTCAAAACACTAAAGGTGTTATGCTTCTTACTGTTCCAACAGCAGATGTAGGTACAACTGCAGTAGTAGATGCTGATGCTGGTTTTTATCTAGAGGCAACAGAACGTACAGAGATTGGTACAGGTTATCATTACTTTGAAGTTAAAGGTGACTACTCTAGTTATGCTGATGGTATTGTTGTAGGTTATAACTATGACTTTGAAACAACATTACCTAAGTTATACTATAAAAAGGATGCTAATACCTCTGATTATACAGCTACATTAACTATCTCTAGAGTAACATTCTCTGTAGGTAGGACAGGTCCAGTGCTATTTAAAGTAAAAGCAGATGGATCTGATGAGTGGAAGAACGTAGAATATGTAACAGATGCTAATATCTATAAAGCAGATAGTAGTCCTATTACATCAGAACATCTTTTCACTATACCAATCCATCAACGTAATACTAATTTTGAATTAAAAGTGACAAGTAATTTTCCGTACCCTGTGTCGTTAGTATCAATGACATGGGAAGGCAACTATTCACCACGTTTCTATAGGAGGGCTTAAATATGTTTAATCCAAAAGGTAGTACTCTTCTAGATGAACAGCTTGCTGTCTCTGGTTTGGAGCTGAATTTTTTTAAAGTAGTTGAAAACATTTTAGGTACCAGTAGTACTAATAAACAAAATAAACGCAATTACAAAAAAGCACGTAAAGCAGCTAAAAAAGTAGCCAAACTAACTAATAAACAAAATGATAGATTAGATAAGGCAGATAGACAAAATTATTATCGTAATCGTAAGTTTAGTCATGATAGCAATCTAAAAACTTGGCGTACTGGTAGACAAATTCATAATTTTAAAACTACACAAGCACTACGACAATTTGAAAAAAGTAGAGATATTTTTGGTGAACAAAAACAATTAAATAAATTAGGGTTTAAACAAGGTGTAGCTGCAGAAAAACAATCTCTTGAAGATGAATTTCTAAAACAACAGTTTGATTCTGAAACAGCATTATCTTCATTAAAACAAACTTATGCTGAACAATCTTTAAATAAAAAAGAACAATATGTTCAACTTCAAGGTATTCGTAGTCAACGTAATCTTGGAACTGCAGCAATTCAAAATAATGTAGATCAATTAATGACACAAGGTTCTTTAGCTAAAGAGTCTGCAATGGTAGAGGGCTTAATGGCGGAAGGTGAATCTTCTTTAGGACAAGCAGGTAAGTCACGTCAAAAAGCAAAACAATCTTCAAGAGCTAATATTCAACGTAGTATTATTTCATTAAGTTCAGAATTAACTGGTAAACGTCAAGCAGCTGGTATTGAACTAGCACAACTTAATGCAGAATCTAGTCTTGCTGAAACAGGTGTTGGTCTTAATTTACAAAAAATTAATAATGTAATAGCTAATGCAGAAGAGGAAGCTGACTATAATAGTAGAGTTTCGTCAGCTAATATGGATAGTTTCTTAGTTCAATCTAAACTAAATTTAGAAGAGCTTGCTTTAAAAAAACACTATTCTGATGTAAATGCAAAAGCATCTAAGATGTTAAAACCAAGAAAACTAGCATATGAGCCTAAACCTGAGATGCCACCTGAACGTATCTTTGTTAGGCGTATGAGAGCTAGACGGAATTATATACCACCAGCAGAAACAACTCCTACATTCTCTTTTTCAGAGCTTGGTTCGGTAGTTTCTGCTGCTAATAATATTGATTTTGGTGGTGGTCAGCCAAGCAATAATGTAGGAACTAATACAAATATTGGTGGTTTTGACTTTAATAGCGAAACTGGTATATATTGATAAATTTAATTTCAATTATTTAACTAACTAATAACTTATGGCACGCATTCAATTTACACCGGCTACAAAATCAAAAGGGTTTGATCCTATTCAAATTAGTACAGCTAGTATAACTAGGATGCGTGAAGAAGCAGACCGAGTTGTACAAGGCATGGAGAAAAATCGTGCTGCTGAACTTAAACAGCGCACTGAAGATTTCCAAGCTATGCAAGCTAATGATGCTTATACAGAAAGTATAACAAGAGAAAATAATGCAATTGAATTGCAAAATGAGCAAAACAACTTAAATGCTGCTCTTAGTAACCTGAGAATTGGTCAAGAGCAAGCTACAATTGATCAGCAAGCTATGCAGAGTTTTTTTGATCTTGTAAAAAATGTTAGTAAAACTGCTGCTGCAAAATCAGTAGAAAGGACAGCAAAACAATTAGCAGATCAAACAGATAATGCAAATGCTATAGAACTTAGTACTGTTATTCCATCAGAAAAACTACTAGAATCTGAGCAAGCTGAATTATCTTTAACAAAAGCTAGTATAATAAATGAACAAAATATTATTGAAAACGGTGTTGAAACAGGAGAATCTTATAAAGATACTGTTAGAGCTTTAGCAACAGAAGCTGGCTTAGGCCATATTGGTGATAAAGTTTTTCATAATAGAATATTTGATGAGACACAAAAGATCACTATGGGTAGACGACTGCAAAGTAATGAAGCAATATATGATCTTGGTGACGGTACTAAATTTTCTGGTATGGAAGCTTTAAGTGATCCTGATAAACTAAGCATCGTTCAAGCTGCTACAACTAGAGATGTTGTAAAGTTTATGCGTAAATCTTTTGGTATTACTAGCTCTGCTTATTTTAATCCAGCCAATGAAAAAATACAGAAACGTAATGCTACTGCAAGAGTATCTGCTACTAAGAAAGATATAGAATTTTCCCAAGAAATAGGAAAAGAAAAAATTGCTGCTTTAATGGATTCTGGTACAGCTCAAAATATAACTAAGGGCTTTCAAACAGCTAAAAATATATTTGGACCTAAAATTGCCCATGATATGTTGATGGAAGCAGGATTAAGAGGTAATGATACTATGAGAGCTGTTATTGGTAACCTTGATTTAAACGCTAACGGTAAAGCTTATAAAAATGAATGGACTAATAGATATGGTCCTATGATGGTTTCTGCTAGGAAACAGTTTATTGATGATCAAAAGTACCAAGATGATTATTTAGCAGCTAAATATCGTGGTTTTGAAAATGAAAATGAAGTGCAAATTTTTTCTTCAATGGATGTAAAACCAGAAGAAA